CTCCGGCTACGGCTCCGGCTACGGCGACGGCTCCGGCTACGGCTCCGGCTCCGGCTACGGCTCCGGCTACGGCGACGGCGACGGCGACGGCTCCGGCTACGGCTACGGCTCCGGCTACGGCTACGGCTACGGCTCCGGCTACGGCGACGGCTCCGGCTACGGCTACGGCTCCGGCTCAGGCGAGTACTGGCTTGCGGCGCTCCGGTCGTTCGTGGCGCGACTCCCAGACGCGCAACGGGTGCGCGCGTGCGCGTTGGAATCGTCAGGCGCGATGCTCGCGTTCTGGCGATCAGACGCGGACGGGCGGCCGTCGAATGGTGGTTCCTGTGCGCCTGTTGTGCCTGGGATGGTGCAACGCGAACGCGGTCCGCTGCGCGACAAGTGCGGGCGCGGCCAGCTTCACGCCACGCGCATCCCAACGAAGTGGCAAGGCGAGCGGTGGTGGATCGTCGCTCTGCTCGGTGAGGTGCGCGGCGACGACGATAAGTACTGGGCGTTGGAACGCGAAGTCATTGGGGAATGCCAGTAAGGCCGTGTAGGTGAGGCCGTCATGTAGTGGCGGCTGAAACGGGGGAGCGAGTGATTTACGTCAAGGTGGAGTGTAGCGTCCCGGAGAATCACAAGTTCTTGAAGGCCGGGCCCGCCCCGTCGTGGCTCTGGGTGTGCGGACTCTGCTACTGCCAGCGCGGGCTGACCAATGGGTTTATTCCCGACGCGGCCGTCGACTACTTCCCAGTGAAGAACGCGCGGCGGCTGGCGGAGCATCTCGTCGCGGCCGCGCTCTGGGAAAAGGTTGAAAGCGGATGGATGGTCCACGACTACCTGAAGCACAACAAGTCAGCCGAACAGGTGCGCGCTGGCAAGGACGACAAACGCCACGCCGGGTCGATCGGCGGCCAAGCATCTGCTGAAGCACGACGCAAGCACTCTGCTACAGCAGGCAGTCAAGCAGACGTCAAGCAGACAGCGAACCCAATTGGTTCTGTCTCTGTTGCTGGTTCTGGTTCTGCTGTTGAGGAGATCGACGTTTCCTTTTTCAAGTTTCAGCAAGCGTACCCGGACCAGGGTCGTCGCGGTGGGCCGCAGGCCGAGCAGTTGTTTTTTCAAGCAGTTACGAGCGGCGTCGTCACGGTGGACGCCATCATGGCCGCGCTTGAGAACCACGCCAAGTCTGAGCAATGGGCCGTCGCGAAGCGCGTCCCGTCGATGCTCAAGTGGCTCACCGAGCAGCAGTGGCGCACGAAGTTGGACCCGCCCAAGGAGCGGTGGGGCGGCTGGAAACCACCGAGCGAGGCCGTGTCATGACCTTCGCCGCCTTCACGCGGACGATGGATCGTCTTGACGGGTTGAAGTTCAAGCCGGCCAATCTCCAGACGCATTGGGAGGCCCTCAGCGATCTCGACGACGCCGAGTTGGTCGCCGCCGTGGAGCGCGCCCAGCGCGAGTGTGACGAGTTCCCAGCCCCGAAAATGCTCCGCGCCTTCGTGGACGAGTATCGCCGCGATCTCCCGGTGCCCCCGGAAGACCTGAGCCGAGAGACACCGGCCGAGCCGCGGACGATCGTGACGCCGTACGGCGAGTCGCATACGTTTTCCCGCGAATGGAAATATTTTTGCGAAGACTGTTCGGACACCGGGCGCCGGTCGTACTGGTGCGGCGATGCGCCGTCGACGCGGATGCCGTGGCTGAAGGTCGCGCGGTGTCACACGGTCAACTGCGAGAAGTTGCGGCGCGGCGGCTACGAGCACGAGTGGGTCGATCGCTGCCCGTGTGCGGATACGAATCCCGACGTCCTACGCCGAAAGGCGCGAGCGCAACAGGTCACGAGAGGGCAGGCCGAGCGATGAAGCGTAAGTGGGACCGCTCACGTGTCGGGACGCTCTGCCCGGTGTGCCAGATCAATCCGATCAAGCACCCGTGGTCGAAGACGTGCAGTCGGGCCTGTGGCGCTTACACGCGCGTGGACGCCGAGCAGCGGCGCGCCTATCTCGAACGGGCGCGGGCACGGTATCGGCAGACCTACCACGAGCGGGTCCGCGCGTTCGTGCAGGGCGAGATCGACGCGCTCGAAGGGCTCGGCCGGCCGATCACGCGCAACGACCTCCACAAGGCGATGCTGAACGTGTATCGACGGGCGTACACCCGCGGCGTGCATTACGAATTGAATCGGTGGAAGTCGGGGCGAGTGGGGTCACGATCGGACAAGTTGGCCGTGTGACGCTCCAGCGAGCGAGAGGGCAGGCGTTATGAGGCGACAGCAGACAGATTTCACGCGCGTGGACGGCTCGTGCAAAGACCGAGGGACAGGATCTACCGCAGCACACAACGAGGTGATTCGATGGTGATGATTGCAGAACGTAGCACAGTGGATGTCGAGATCGAGCCGATGCCGCACGTCGGTGGGCTGGACGTGACGTTGTCGTTCGAAGGCGTGTCGGTATCGTTTCAGATGACACGCTCTGGGGCTGAGCGCCTGATTTCGATGCTGAAGAAAGCTCTGTCGGTGGACGAGGTAGATCCCCAAGCTGAGGCCAGCTCGGACTGACCACGCGCGACAAGAGAATAATTTTAGGCCCAGAGAAGGCGAGACGCGCATGAGTGAATGGCAATTGATAGCAACAGCGCCGAGGAATGGCGAATCGATCCTTGTGTGGTCGACGAGCCTTGGGGCTGTCATCGTCGAATACGTGACCACGCAATCGGATCAGGCTAGCGGTTGGACACGATGGAGGACGCTGTGGAACGCCTCGATTCTTTCGCGCGAACCGTCTCACTGGATGCCGCTACCTGATCCCCCTCGATCACCCTCAGACGAGGAGCCACGAAAGTGAAGACTTATGCGCGTTCTGGGAGGCCCTGCCCAACGGACGGGCCCGTGCTGCCGCGTGGACCAACCAGCCAAGCGAGGCGCTTGACATGAATACATGTATTGTGTATATTAGTGGTCAGAGGTTGATGCCAATGACGAAGCAGAGCGGAAAGCGCCTTGAAGTCCACGAACATTCGTATGTGTCCGGCCGTTACGCCAACGGTGGCGGCTACTCAAAGGATGGGCGGTGGATTACGAAAGTAGTGCATTCCCATGAGGGCGGCGACCAGCCCCACCAGCATGAACACACCGGACCAGCCAGTTACACCATCGATAAGGACGAGTGGTTAAAGGCGACTGGGTTGCGCGGCGGTGGCCGGAAGAAGTTTACGGCGAAGCCGTCTGGTGAGCAGATGCCAGTGGTTGAACTCGAAGATTGGCAGAAGTCGTTCGAGGTGGTCATTTGCGCTCCGCCCAAGGTGTATGTGGGTGAGGGGCCTGGAATCGCGTTGCCGATGCGTCTCGTGAAGACGTTCGGGTTGAAGGTATCGCGCGTTACTGAGCGGCTGTGACTCTAGGGCAAGCTGCTGAAAAGGCGATGTTGAGGGCAATTGAGTTGGGCCACGAACCACGCTCATATACGGTGCCCCACAACAATGGGAACGGAATAGCGTGGTCGTCAACCTGCCGTGTGTGCGATGCCATGATTATCGCCGAGCATGCAAACGACGGCGCTGTTGTGATTAACGGCGGCGCGACGAGGCGACGATGTGAGGCGATTCAGCGAAGCCATATGACCAAAAAGCGCGGCTATTCCGATGAGTTCCCAACAACCCGAGAGAAGCGGGTCTATTTCATGCTGGACAAGATTCCTCCGGCGCTGTGGATTCGCGTCAAGGCCAAGGCGAAGCGCGAGGGCGTGTCACTGCGGACGCTGATTCTCGGCTGGTGTAAAGAGTGGGTAGAACGCTGATGGCCTCAGACGAGGAGCAGAAGGAGTGACCGCTCACATTCGATGGTGGACGTGCGTTTTCGGCCATGCCTGGTCGAAATGGTGCGAGCCCACTGGGGCGAACATGGTGCAAGGTCGGAGGTGTGAGCGGTGCGGGCGTTATCAGTTTGCGCGAGCGAAGATTGGAATGCCATGACTGATGCCTCTTCCGCCTCTCTCGTGGCCCCCAAAAGGCATTGGAGACGCGCGTGGACGGCCCCTATCCACAGAGTGAGGACCGCAGGGATCTACCGCAATGGTAACTACGGGGGAGTAAGCCAACAATGAGGATTGCGGTTGTCGGCTCGCGTGGCTTTCGTAACTTGGCGGCAGTGCGTCATTTCGTGTGGGAGCAGGACCGCAACACCGTGATCGTGTCTGGTGGGGCTGGCGGCGTTGACAGCGCGGCGACCGGCGAGGCTCGTCGTCTCGGCATGAAGTACGAGGTCTACCTGCCGGATTGGGATATTCATGGGCGCTCCGCTGGCATCATTCGCAACAGAGCCATCGTTGAGCGGTCCGATGAAGTGGTGGCGTTCTGGGATGGGCGATCACGCGGCACGCAATCGACGATCGAGATGGCCCGTCGCCTTAGAAAGCCACTCCGCGTGTTCGATGAAACAGTAACGGTTGATGGAGCGAACCCCAATGTCTGACGCGGGCGATCCTGTCGTGTCGAGCGCAGCACTCTCGGAGTCTCGCGACTCTCGCTCTTCCTCTATTGAGCCCTCTCTCGTGACCCAGGTGGAAGCCCTGATTGCGCGATGGCGCGAAGGATATGTGTGGCTTGGAGGCGTATCGCTGTCTCGGCGAGGAATCAGCACCGACCAGGAGTCGAGACGGGCGCTGCTACAGACCATCCAAGAATCGAAATCCCTCCTGGTCCTCCTCGTCGAGCAGCAGCGACAGTGCCAGCGCGAGGGCGGATGCAATACGCCAGTGTCGTGTAAGTCGATCAACGCGTGTGGGCATCATTTGCAATTCGCGAATTGCCTCGTCGAGCAGCAGCAGAGCAAGGACATGAGGCATTGGAGCTGCCGTGATTGCGGCCCAACAACAGCCGTCTGGCGTGGGCATCCGGTGTGTTCCACGTGTGGCAGCAGCTACATCACGTCCGATCTGTTGTATGAGCGCAAGGAGCTGCAGGTCGTCGAGCCGCCGCAGAAGACAGCGCAGGAGAAGACATGAAGAGTGATACCCACGTGGACAGCTTGCCGCACGGGGACCCACAGGCTACCGGGGGGAAGAACGAGCCTGCTCATACATTCATAGAGGGCGACCCGATTTGGTATCGGCACGTCCCGCGCGGCGGCTATGGATTCGGAAGCGACGTGCCAGGAACGTTCGTCAAGAGAACTGCGCGACGCGTCGTCGTGCGTTGCTTTCTGAAGTCTGGAAAAACGAAAGATGTCTCGGTATTTCAGCGGAACGTCAGACCGAGAGATCCAGAGGCGATATGGCGATGACGCTGCAAGACATTCAGCGCAAGCTCGGTATTGGTTTCGCGGCGGCTCAGCGCGTCCGAGCAGCATTGTCGCCATCGGCCGGTGAGGCTCAGGGTTCGAGTGCAGTCCCAACGTCGTCCGACGCGGAAAACAAAAGCCCATCTCCTGATTCCGCCTCTGCCGCCCCCTCCGTAGAGAGCTTGAGGCAGCGACTATTAACGCTCGGGAGACAACTGAGCGGCAGGGCCAGTCTGATACTCCGCAAGCACCAACTGTCCGAGGAGGAGCAGCAACAGGTGAATCGTCTCTGCGAGTGGGCGAGAGAAGCCTTTGCCATCGCTGACGCGCTTCCAGTCGATCACGAGCGATCCCTCGTCGCCAGAATTCGAGAATTAGAGAAAGAGTTGGAGTCGCGCGTGGACGAGGGTCAGCCACAGGCGTCACAACCGACGGGATCTACCGCGTCCTACAACGAAGTGGCTTCGGCGTCGATTCAAGACCTCTACGACGCCACGACGGTGTTGTTGGCGGCATTGACATTCACGCATTGCACAGAGGATTTGGTGAAGCCCGAACTGAATGATGCTGTCGTGCGGACCATTGTCGCTAGAAACAGAGTGCGGGGCTTCGGAATTGTCACGCACGTCGTGGCCGGACTGTTATGACCCCTCCAAGTCCAGACAGTCCTCGCTATCACCAATTCCCGTTCGCGATTCACGAGTTGGGTAAGTGCCGCATGGACGACGGCTACGCCTGTACATGCACCGCGCCGTGGCCGAAGTGGCCTAACGATCCTTCGCTTTCAAGGCTGTCGCCATCGGCCGGTGAGGCTCATGGCTCGGATGTAGTCCCAACGTCCCCCGACGCGGAAACCAAAGACCAATCAACAAGCTCACAGTTGCGATCTCTCGTCGCCGAGATCCAGCGGCTCACGGACGCCCTGAACGCCATGAAGCAGGAGCGATAAAGGCATGAGACGACCACAACTCCTCGATCTCGATACGCACGATTTCGATTGGGTGACACCACGCGAACTGGCGCGCTACCTGAAGATTCACGAGCGCACCATCCGCCGCATGATTGAGGCAGGCTCACTGCACGCCTACCGAGCCGGTCGGAACTGGCACATCCCCACGCACGAAGCCCAGCGCGCATTCCCACAGACCCGCCAGCGCAGCGCGTAACGTTTCACGCGAAACGCACTCACGCGCACCCACGCATACTTATCGGCAATTCCACATTCCCAATCGAGCAGACGAGGCGCATGCTCAACTGAGCCTCGGTTCCCATTTCTAACATTTCTATCGCATGGCGAATGGCAAGCCTGGTAGGCCGAAGGGCTTACCGAAGACGGGCGGTCGCAAAGTTGGCACCGTCAACAAGAAAGCCACGCTGATTGCGGCGAAGCTCGCGGAGACAGAGTTGTCGGCCGCAAGCACGGTGGAAGCGATTCGACGCGGGGCGCTGTACGACATCGGGAAACTGTTCGACGCGCAGGGCAATCTGCGACCGATTCACCAGTTGAGCGAAGACGAGCGATTCTGTATCGCGGGCGTCGAGGTGATTATCAAGAATGCCGAAGCTGGCGACGGGCACACCGACCGCGTCCACAAAATCAAGGTGAGCGACCGCGCACGGTTTGTCGAGATGGCGGCGAAGTACTACGGGTTGCTGAAGGAGCGCGTCGAAGTCGATGCCTCAGATGCCCTGATTGCCGCCTTGCACGCCGGCCGGAAGCGTGCGGCTGAGGCGCGCGGTTGATGGCCACCGCCCCCGCGCCATCCTACGAAACCCTACTGCACGAGGAAGTCGCGCGCTACTACGCCGACCCATTGGGGTTTGTCTGTGCGATGTACCCCTGGCAAGAGCCCGGCCCACTTGAGCAGGAGCCCGGCCCCGACACGTGGCAGCGCGAATTCCTGGAGTGGCTTGGCGCGCAAGTCCGCGCCCGCAAGTTTGATGGCGCCAACGCGGTAGACCCCATTCGCCGGGCCATCTCCAGTGGTCACGGTATCGGCAAATCGGTCCTCGTGGCCTTCGTGGTCGATTGGATCATGTCCACGCGTCCGCACGCGCAGGGCACCGTGACGGCCAACACGATTACCCAGCTCCAGACGAAGACCTGGGCGACGATCTCGCGCTGGACGCGGCTGTGCAAGACCGGCCACTGGTTCGAGGTCAACGCGGCGCGGATGTATCACAAGCAGCATCCAAAGTCGTGGTTCTGCGCCCCCCAATCGTCGAAGGAAGAGAACTCGGAAGCCTTCGCAGGACAGCACGCTAAGGACTCGACCAGTTTCTACTTCTTCGACGAAGCCTCTGCGATCCCCGACAAGATTCACGAAGTGGCCGAAGGCGGCTTGACCGACGGCGAGCCGATGTTCTTCCAGTTCGGCAACCCGACGCGCGGGACAGGCAAGTTCCATCAAGCGGCGTTCGGCGTGATGCGGCATCGGTGGAACCCGATGATTATCGACAGCCGGACCTCTCGCTTTACGAACAAGGGACAGATCGATGAGTGGATCACCGACTACGGGCTCGACTCCGACTTCGTCCGTGTGCGGGTGCTCGGACTGCCGCCGCGGGCGAGCGATGCGCAGTTTATCGACTCGCAGCGCATCCTTGATGCGCAGAAGCGTCAGGTCCATGTCCTCCCCGATGAACCCCTGGTGGCGGGCTGCGACCTCGCCTGGGGCGGCTCGGACGACAACGTCATCCGGTTCCGGCGCGGGGCGGATGCGCGCAGCATCCCGAGTATCCGCGTGAAGGGCGAGTTTACCCGCGACCCGCAAGTGCTCACGACGCGACTGGGCGACTTGTTGAAAGAGGGCGTGCTGGACCCCGCGACGCAACTCCGTCACCCGATTGCGATGTTGTTCCTGGACTCCGCGGGCATCGCGGGTCCGATCGCCGCACGACTGCGCCAGCTCGGGCACCGCAACGTGCAAGAGGTCAACTTCGGCGCGGATTCCCCGGACATCAAGTACGCCTACATGCGCGACTACATCTGGGGCTCGATGAAAGAGTGGCTGATCACCGGGGCGATTGATGCACACCACGAACTCGAAGCCGACCTCGCCGGGCCGGGTATGGTGCCGGACAAGCGTCAGCGGGTGAAGTTGGAATCGAAAGAGCAGATGAAGAAGCGCGGGATTGACTCGCCGGACGATGGCGATGCGCTGGCGCTCACGTTCGCGGCGCCGGTGGTCAAGGTGGAGTCACCGATCGCCCCGAAGATGCCGCACTTCAGCGGCCCGGCGTCGTTCATGGCGGGCGCGCTCGCGTGGCTGGCGGTCTACGGTGGAGGCTTCATTGGTTAGCGTGCTGTTGACGCGTGGCAAGGTCGCGCTGATCGACGACGAAGACGTGGCACTCGTGACCGCGCACCGTTGGGTACATACGCCCGGTCGGAATGGTCGCAGCGGCTACGCGATGACGCGCATCAACGGCCGAACGACCTACATGCACCGGCTGATTCTCGGAGTGACTGACCGCTGGGAGCAAGTAGATCACTGTGATCGTAATGGCCTGAACAACACGCGCGCCAACCTACGCGCCGCGACGCAGAGCCAGAACAACGCCAACAAGGCGAAGCAAACCGGTACGGTGTCCAGCCGCAAGGGCGTGACGTACCACAAGGCCGCTGGCAAGTGGATGGCGCAAATCATGCGCGACAAGCACAACTACTACCTCGGTCTGTTCGAGTCCGAGGACGCTGCGGCTGAAGCCTACGCTATCGCCGCGCGTCAGCATTTCGGCGAGTTCGCAAGAACAGCATGAGCGAGACCACCGACGTGAAGCGTTGCCCGATCACGGAGCAGCCGTGTACCACGCCGGACCATTGCGAGTCCGAAGGGTGCGCGATTGTAGACGCGCGTGCAGCGGAAGGCTTCGCGCTCATCGACGCGGCAGAGTGGGACGAGGACGAATGAGTCGCCCTGCCTTGGCCTATGCGTTGAGGGGCATGGCCGCCAGTTTTGGCGAGCACGCTATCGCCTGTCTCACGCGGGATGTCGATCTTGCGGTGTGGTGGGCGCGCAACGCATGGCGAGCGGCGCTCAACGCCGAAGAACTAGAGGCGCATCGTGGCTGACGACTTCTTCACGCTCTTTCGCGACCGCCTAAAGCTCGCGACCGATGCCGAGCAAGAGCAGCGGCGCCTGGAGATCGCCGATCTGGAGTTCGAGTCCGGCATCCACTGGGATCCCAAGGTCAAGAAGGACCGCGAGAGTCAGGGCAAGCCCGCGCTGACGATTGACCTCACCTCGGGGCCGATCAAACTCGTCACGAATCAGCAGCGCACCGCGCGCCCTGGCATCACCATAAGTCCCGTCGGCCACGGTACCGATCCGAAGAAGGCCGAGTGGTGGCAGGGCATTGTTAGGCGCATCGAGCGGCTGTCACAGGCGGGCCGCGCGTACACGTGGGCCGGGCAGCATCAGGTGAAGATGGGCCGCGGCTTCTGGAAGGTGCTCCCGCAGTACGTGGGCCAAGGCTTTCAGCAAGACATCCGCATCCACGAGATCGACAACCAGCACACGGTCTACTGCGATCCGACCGCCAAGAAGCTGGACGGGTCAGACAAACGTTGGGCGATCATCTGGTGCGACTACACGCACGAGGAATACAAAGCGCGCTTCGGGGACTCGAAGCTCTCCGACGCGCTGGGCGATCACGGCTGGAAGAGTGTCGGGGACACCCCGCCTGATTGGGTGACGGAGCAGTTCTGCCGAGTCGCGGAGTACTACCACCTGAAGCCGGAGAGCCGCGAAAGGTGGCTGTTGTCCGACGGTCAGGAAGTCTGGGCCGATGACGTCGAGACCACGGCGGGCCGCGAGAAGGGCAAGTTTGCGAAGATCCCCACGCTGCCCGAGGGCATCACGATCACGGCGAAGCGCGACGTCACGAAGGAGAAGGTCTACTACTGCTTCGTGAACGGCATCGGGGAGAAGCTCGAAGAGACCACCATCCCCGGTGAGTTCATCCCCGTGGTGCGCATCTACGGCGAGCGGCGGAACATTGACGGCAAGGTCGATTACCGCGGCATGGTGCGGATGGCGCAGGATCCCAACCGCATGGAGGACTTCTGCGAGTCCTCGCTGATGGAAGCGATCAGCATCGCGAAGACCGCGCCCTGGCTCGCCGAGTGGACGCAGATCGCGGAGTTCAAAGAGATTTGGGAGACCAGTAACCGCATCAATTACGCGGTGCTGCCGTACAAGGCGACGTCGGACGCCTCGGGGAAGCCGATTCCCCCGCCGCAACGTGTCGCCGCCGGCGTGGATGTCTCCGCCCTGACCATCGCCGCCCAGCGCATGCAGAACCACGTGCGTAGCATCACAGGGCAGCAGGATAGCTTTCAGGACGAGACCGCGGGCGACCAGAGCCGTTTGTCCGGCAAGGCCTACAACTATCGCCGGATGAATCAGGAACTTGGGACCAGTGACTACATGGAGAACCTGGGCGACGGCATCGTGCTGACCGCCAAGATCATCATGTCGCAAGCCCGTGAGGTCTACGACACACCGCGCGTGATGCGGATCATCGGCGCGGACGAGCACGATTTCCCGCTCGTGACCTATCTAGGCGCCGACCAGCAAGAGGCCGCTCAGCAGATGATCGATCAGACCGTCCAGGAGATGTTCGACCTGTCCGGCGATCCTGACGACTACGACATTGCCATCAGCCCGGGACGGCGGCATGACACGGCTCGAGCCGAAGTGCGCGAGACGCTCAGTGACCTCATCCCGCGGCTGATGGATCCGCAGATGCAGAAGGACGCCACGATTGCGCTGGTCAAGAACATGGACGGCGCGGGCATGCCGGAGCTCGCGGCGAAGTGGGATCCCGAGAAGGACGGCAAGCAGGATCCGCGCGTGCTGATGCAAGAGAACCAGGTGCTCAAGCAGCAACTGGAGCAGGCCGCGGACATCATCAAGACCGACCAGGTCAAGCAACAAGCGCAGGTCGAAGTCGCGCGCATGAACAACGAGGCGAAGATCAACCTCGAAAAGATGAAGCTCGACACCGAGATCGCTTTGGCCCAGATGAAGATCGAAGCGGACAAGGCGAAGGCGATGTTTGACGCCACGGTCGGCCGCATCAACGACTCGGAAGGGCGCGAGCACGAGTCACGCGAGGCCAGCGTGGGCCGTCAGCACGAGGTGGGCATGTTGCACCAGGAAGCGGACATCGCCCAGCAGGAACTGGCGCAGAACGCGGCGCACGCCTCCGACCAGTCAGACCGCGACGCCGTGCATGCGTCGATGGCGGCCGAGCAAGGGCATGAGAACGCGCTGGAGCAGGGTGACCAGCAAGCGGACGCGGCGATACAGCAGATCAAGGCAAAGCCGCAGCCGAAGCCGGGGGCGGGCGCAAAGTGATGACGTTGTATGCGGCTGCGGACGGGCCACAGGTGCGAATCGAGCGGCGCCTGTTCGATAGGGACTCCGAGCGCGTCGAGGTCGTGCAACAGGCGACCTATGGGCGCGTGCTGTTTGCCGATGCGGGCGTGGTGGTCAGCGATTGCGTCTTCCGTACCGCTGGTGTCAGCGGCGCACTGTTGTCTATTCGAAAGGTTGGCGCGTGAGTGGCGCATCCATCAATCGCAAGGTCTCTGCTCGTGAGTTACGGCGCCAGTTACAGAACGAAGCGCAGAACACCGAGATCGCGCTGCACAACGAGAAGCTCACGCGCGAGCGGCTCGACAAGCAGGCTGCGGCGCTGGGCGAGTTCTTTTCGCGATCACTCTGGGGGAGGCTGAAGTGGTTAACGACCGGCAAGTAGACTTCTGGAAATTGTTCTTCATCGGCTTCGCTGTCACGATGTCGCTGTGCAGGCAGGCCGAGCGATGATCAAGCGGTGGATCCTGCGATGGCTTGACATTGAGGGCGGCTATACAGAGAACTACGTCACCCATTTGCGAAAAGAGCGCGACTACTATCGTGAGCGGGCCGTGGAGTCTCACGCGCAGCCACACATCGCGAACGGCACGCTCAACGCGCTCATGCGGATCGCCGATGCGCTGGCGCCTAAGGCGGTATCGCTCTGCACGAGTAATTGGCAGGAACCAGAGGAGTCCGTGCCGACGCTGCTCGGCGAGCTGGTCGCCATTCGCGCGCTGCTGGAAGTGCAAGCGGCCGAGCCGAAAGCGAACGACGAGAGACGCCGCTGACGATGGAGCAGGAGCCCCAGAGCGTGCTGGTGTTCTCGCGTGACATGACGTTTGCTGAGACGCTGGACACGCTCTACAAGACACGGCACACGGGGCCGATTGTAATTCACTTCGCGCAGGGGCACCCGAACAGCATCGAAGTGCCGTGTGAGCCGCAAAGGATTCGCTTGACGAAGGTTGGTTAGTAGGCGCACACTTGACACTCAGGCTACGCTCGCGCGGTTGCGGGCGCGGTCGATAGATCTTCCCGAGTAGCTCAATGGTAGAGCGACGGGGCTGATTACCCCGGTGGTTGCTGGTTCAAGTCCAGCCTTGGGGTCCAATTAAATACGACCTGAAGACCACGCCCGCATATGGGCCTCTGGCGCAAGGGCCGTTCTGCTGAACATCCAGCAGCCCGGCCCTTTTCGTTTGTACGCACGTTTATGAGCACCGTTCCTGCGCCCTCGCTTCGTGACCACATCGCCGCCGAAGAGGCGGAACTGCGCCCGGCTGACGCCGTCACCGAGACGCCCGCCGCGCCAGTTGTCGAAGAGACGCTAGTCGCCGCCGTCGCTGAGACACCGGAACAGGAAGCCGACGGCACCAAGCCCGATACCGACGTCTCAGAGGCCGCGAAGACCTTGCGCCGGAGCCGCGCGGACGAACGCAAGGCCCGCATCCAGCGGGACATCGACGCACTGAAGCGTGAAGAACATGAAACTCGCGACCGCATCGAACGGTTGCGCCGTGAAGAGGCGGCGGTCACCCGCACGCCCGCGACTGTAGGCGCTGCTCCTACTGGTGAGAAGTTCAGGTTCCCTGACTACGTCGCGTGGGCCGTGGGCGAGAACGAAGCCAAGCCCTATGAGGCGTATCTCGACGAGCGCGATGACGCTCGCGATGTCTGGAGAGATGCACGCGCCCGAGACACGCGAACTCGGGAGACCGTCCACCGCACCGCCGTGGAGCGCGAGCAGAAGCTTGAGCAGCACGCGGAAAAGGCGCGGGAGCGGTACAGCGATTTCGACGCGGTGATTGACACAGTCGTGGAGTCCTTGAAGGGCAACCCACGCGGGGCTGACATCGGTGCGTTCATGGCCGCCTCGGACGTCGGCGGCGAGATGGCGTACCGGCTGGGTAAAGACCCCGCGCTCCTCGAATCCGTGGCCACGGCCCGGACCAACGTCGCCCTTAACCAAGCACTCGCCCGACTCGAAGCACAACTTCTGACGCCTGCGAAGGCGTCGAAACCCGTCACCAGTGCGCCTGCCCCACCGTCGAAGACGGTTGGCGGCGGCGCCTCTGCCAGCACCGTTGACACCACGCGACCCGGCACCTCACTAAAGGATCACATCCGTACTGAGGAAGCCGAACTCGCTGAGCGACGGAAGGCTGGCTACAGGTACTAACCATGGCCGCATCTGTCATCACTCCGCAGTGGGTGATCAATGACATCGCGCGGGAGTATCGCAACCGCACGATTCTGACTGACAGCGCCGATCGCTCCTATGACCCCCAGTTCAAGGTCAAGGGCGCGAAGGTCGGCGCGCAAATCCAGGCGCGCTTGCCGTATCGGCCGCGTGGCGCGAGCGGGGCGAAATTCGCGCGTCAGCAGTACATCGATCAGACCACGCCGCTCACCATCACCGACCAGTACAACTCTGGCGTCCCGCTCTCCACCTACACGCTGTCACTGGAGAAATCGGAAATTCGCCGCACGGTGATTCAGCCCTGCGTGAATCACATCGTCCAGTACATGGAGTCGCAGGGCTTTCAGCGCCTCTACAAGAAGATCCCCAACTCGATCGGCACGGTTGGCGTCTCGCCCACCGCGAACCTCACCTATGCGCAGGGTGTGGCAAAGCTGAACGACATGATGGGGAAGACCGACGACCTCACCGCGATCCTGTCCTCGGATCAGAGCGCGGTGATCGCAGACGCCCAGAAGGGCAACGCGAACGTCGGGTTTGGCTCCTCGCGCTCGTTCAAGAAGGGCGAGTTCTCCGGGCCTATGGCACTGGGCATCGAGACGTGGAAAGCCTCGCCGAACGTGGCGCGGCACACCACGGGCAGCTTCACCAGCGCGACGATCCTGGTCAATCAGGCGAGCTTTTCTGAGGGGATGTCCACGATCGGGATCGATGCGCTGACCTCCGCGTCTGGTGCGCTCAAGGAAGGCGACGTCTTCACTATCGCGAACGTGTTTGAGGTGAACTCGGCCAACTTCTCCAGCACGGGCCGATTGCGTCAGTTCGCGCTGACGGCCGACATCAGCGCAGACGGAACGGCCTCGTTCACGCCAGCCATGTATGCGTCCGGCCCACAGCAGAACGTCTCGGCGTTGCCGGTCGATAACGCGGCGTTCCTGGTCTGGGGCGTTGCGGCGGCGGGCTCGCTGACGGCGACCTCGACGTCACAGGGCCTCATCTTCGCGCCGGGCACGGTGGTCTTGTGCATGGCCGACGCGGAAGACGTGGACGCGCCGGTGTGCGTCTTCGCACGAGATGACGAAGCGGGCATCTCGATGCGCATGACCAAAAACTACGACCTCGAAAACGACGAGAACCTTGCGCGTCTCGACATCTTCTTCGGCTGGAACTTGCTCCGGCCGGAGTGGGGCGCGATTCGCGTCCAGGGAGCATAACGATGGCTATTCCTGCTCTCACTACGACCACGCTCACGCCCAACATCGACGGCAAGCAGACCCGCTTCGCGATTGGGTCCACGTCTGGCGTCAACGGGCTCGGCTCGCTGACCTCGCCGCAGTCGGTCCTCGTGATCGAAGGCGAGTCGATGCTGGTCCTCAACGTGCCCGTCTCGGGCATCGTCGAAGTCCAGCGCGGCTACGAGTCACAGGCCCGTCCGCACGCCGCCGGCGCGGCCGTCTTCGCGGGCGCCCGCGCCCGATTCAACTTCCAGCGCGATGGCGCGGTGGGGTTGGTCGGCACGGGCGGCAACCCGGACGGGGTTCTGCCGGACTACCGCATGCCACTCGGCGCGATCAAGGTCGAAAACGGCAAGGCGTACATTCTGGTGGACTTCCAGGAGACCGTGCATAGCGGTGTCGTGGTGTCCATCTCGAATGATGGCCTCTTTACCTCGTCGGTCCTGACCTCTAGCCATCAAGGCGCGGTTGGTGTCGTCGCGGAAATCACCACCGGGTCGGACACCTGGGGCTGGGTGCAGATCTACGGCGCGTGCTCGGCGCAGGAGTCTGGCGGCACGTCAGGGATCACCTCCGCCTACGTGCCGATCGTGGCGGGCTCTGTGTCCACTCCCGCGGCGGGCATGACGGCGGTGGTCAACACCACGTCCACCCCGCAGCGGATTATCTACGGCATGTTCGTCACGGGCGCGGCCACCACGGCCGTCACGTCGGCGGCATCGCACACGGGCGTCGCCGTGCCGGTGTTCCTCGATTACCCGTACGTCTACGCCGCGGCCACGGATCCGGGTCTCTCGTAGTCCATGGCAGTCGCGCTGGTTCCCGCCGTCGAGGTCGCTCCGGAGGTTCGCAAGCCTCCGACGGCGGGGATCGGCCGTCTGCGCAAGGTGGGCTTTCTCGGCAGTCACGAGCGGAGCTTGGCGTTTGCCCCCTGGGTCGATCCCTCGTGGGAACTCTGGGGGCACGCGTCCAGCCGCGGGATGTATCGCCGACAACCCGATCGCTATTTCGATCTGCATCGGCGGGAGTGCTGGGAGCAGACGAACCACAAGGGCAAGAAGTACCTCAAGTGGCTCTCGACCAACCCCGTGCCGATCTACATGCAGGAGCACTTTACCGATGTGCCCGCGTCGATTCGCTATCCGCTGGAGCATGTCTCGTTTGGTCTCGCGCGGCCGTACTTCACGTCGCACGTGGCCTACATGATCGCGCTCGCGCTGACCGAGGGCGTGACGCATCTGGGATTCTTCGGCGTGAACTACTCGCCGGATTGCGAGTACGGCACGCAGCGCGGGAGCACGGAGTATTGGATGGGTCGCGCGGAGGCGGTGGGCGTGACGCTGGTCATGCCGGACACCTGCACGCTGCTGGCCGATCCCAAAGAGTTGTACGGCTACGAATCCCACGACGAGCAGGGCGTCCTCGTGGACGCCTACACGAAGCGCGTGTGGACAAAGAAAGCGCCCGAGGCGGTGAAGACCGGCGCGGATGGCCTCGAGCTGCCGCCCAAGCATGTGATCGAAGCGTCACGGAAAGAGCGCATCGAGCATCCACCACCGGCGGGCTATCTGGGACCGAAAGAACGGCTCGAAGAGGTCCACGCGTGATCGCCGTCGCACACGAGCAGGCCATCGAGACCGCGCAGCGCGACGGCGTAGCCTATATCGATCCCGCGGACCTGTGGACGCGCGAGCAGATCGCGTGCGTGACCGAGGCGGGCGAGCGATGGTCGGCGGGCGCGGTCGCGGATCCGAAGCGGTACGCGCTGAAATCAAAACCGTTCCTGTTGAGCAGCCGCGGGGCCACGTTGGCGCCAGCGTTGCGCGCACTGATCCCGCCTATTCAGCGCCGATTAGCGGCGGTGGCTGGCGAGCCGGTGGAGTGCTTCTCGGCGGAATTCTGGGGCGTGCGTCCCACGGCTCACGCGTTCGCGCATTCGCAGCTCTGGCATCGCGACCACGAAGATATCCCGGTCCTGAAGCTGTTTCTGTATCTGAGCGACATCGGACCCGCGCAGGGGCCGCTGGAATACCTCCGCGGAAGCCACCGCGGCGACGTCGACCTGTGCGCGCCGCAGAAGTACGTGCTCGGCACCCTCGTGGTGCCGCCCGAGCGCGTCGTGTCGTGTACAGGACCGAAGGGGACGGCCCTGCTCGTCAACACCTCAGGCATTCACCGCGGCGGGCGGATTACCGAGGGCTACCGCTTACAGGCGGTGTGGGCATTTCTGCGGGCGAGTTCACCGTTGTGGGGCCAGTCGCTGAAGGGCGGAGGGCGATGAATGCGACGCAGATTGCGGCAGTGGTTCAGCCTGCAACGGTGGGCCTCGGAGATCGCGAGCGTGACGATGCGGTGCGTCGTTACGCCGAGCGGATTCGCCGTCAGGCCCTCGCGGAGGCGGCTACCGTCGCGCGTGCGGTCGCGAACGAGTTTGGTCCGATGGCGGCATTGGGTGCGCGGACTGTGGCGATGCGCCTGGAGCGGATGACGTAATGGCGTCGTGGCTATATCACCGCACGGAGCCCGCGCGCATCGTGAGCGATGACGCCGAGATCCAGCGGATGTTGCGGAACGGCTGGGCCGATTCACCGGCCAAGTTTACCGACGAGAAACCGCAGAGCGAACCGCCGCGGCGACGCGAGCGCAAGGAGCACACGGTATGACGGTCGCACGACAACCACGCTCGGTGACGTTCACGGCGGTCAACGAAGGGATCGTGTTCCCCTACCTGATGCTCGTGGTCGGGATCACATTTCAGGGCGCGGGCCTCACGGCCGCACAACGGATCACCGTGCGGGATACCGGCACGCCAGGCAGCGGGAGCATTCTCGCTGATTACGTCACGAAAGCGACGACCGCCGACGACAACGACCTCTGGGGTGCGAAGCCGCCGCAGCCGGTGACGGGGCTGAGCATCGACAACGGCACCGTCGCGGGGACGTGGGTCGTCACGGTGTTCATTCGGGACTAAGCACGGCCCGCCGGGTCGGCTGATGCCGACGCCGACGACGGACACACGAGAGTCGCGACGAGGATACGTACATGAAGTTTGCCGTAGACATGCAGCGCACCGCCAGCACCACGGCGTCGCTGGGATCGTTGACCGCGGATGCGACGCGCCCACGCAGGCTGCGCGTCTACGAAATCTCGTTCGGCTCGGAGGCGACTCCGGCCGATGCCGCGATCCTGTGGACGATCCAGCGCTGTTCCGCCGCGGGCACCAGTACCTCGGTGACCCCGCAGAACCTGGATACCGCCTCGAGCACCACGGAATACGACGCGGGCGAGAACCACACCGTCGAGCCGACCTACACCGCGGGCGCGATCCTGCTGAACATCCCGCTCAACCAGCGCGCGACCTATCGCTGGATCGCGGCGCCCGGCGGAGAGCTGGTGCTGCCAGCGACCGCGTCGAACGGGCTCGGAATTCAGACGGATACCGTCAGCACGGGCACGCCGGTCATCACCGCGCAAACGCACAGTGATGAGGAATGACATCGACGTAAGTATCTGACAACAAAGGACTTAAGATGTCAACATTCACTGTCACTCTCGAAGACGGCCGCACGCTCGACGTGAACGCGCCGAGCGAAGCCGACGCCCTCACGCACGCGAAGAAGGCCGAAGCGAGCCGCGTCTCATCCGAGCGCCACAACAAACTGGGGAAGTCTGGACAGCCCGACTTTTCGGCGCCGGTCAGCGCGGTCAAGGTCAAGTAAGGGCGGCGATGGCGAAGTACCGCGTCACGCTCGGAGACGGGCGCACGCTCGACGTGTTTGCCCCCTCCGAGGACGCGGCCTCGCTCCAAGCCGCGCACGCCGAAGCCACGCGCGTCGAGATCGCATCGCGCCGGGCGCAGGCCGCGGCCCATGTCAACGACGACCTGAAGGCGATGGTCAATCAGTACGGCCCTGTGATCGTGACGCAGATTATGCGCGCGACGCAGCCGGACTTTGTGATGCCCGACTTTGACGCGGACGGGACCGTGATTGTAGCGGTCACGCCTGCGAGTCAGGCGATCGCGGTGGCGTTCCTCAAGGACTAACCCGGTGCTCAGGCCACAAGGCTACGTGGTCGTGGTCAACGCGGAGAACGGTCGCACGCTGGAGCGCGACACGATTACCTGCGCCCACTGCAACCGGATTGTCATGGTGAAGCCTGGCACCGGCTGCACCACGTACTACATTCCGCAGTTGATCGGCCCGCCCAAGGAAGAAGCCGGCGCGTGGTGCGCGGTCTGTAACAAGCCCGTGTGCCTGACGTGTCATGCCGACGGTCGCTGTCTACCGTTGATGCGGCGGCTGGAGATGATGGAGGCGATCCCGCTCGGCAAGCGCGTCCGCAAGTGGATCGGGCTCGCGGTCGTGGCGCTTGCGGTGCTCGTCGGCGGGCCGATGCAGTCCGTGGCGCAGGCGCGGCCCAGCGCCCCGCTCAACTTCCAAGTCATCGCGGGTGACGTCCTCACGGGCGTCAATGTCGCGGTGACGATCACCGTCCCCACGGCGGGGAGCACCTTCGACGCCGGGTCGAGTGGCACGCTCGCGACGTTGTCGGGGATCGCCACGTCCGACCGCCCGCTGACCTCCTGCACGTGGGTCAACAGCCTCGGTGGGAGTGGCACGACCAGCGGGACCACCGCGTGGTCAGTCTCCAATATCGCGCTGAGCTTCGGCTCGAACGTCATCACGGTGACGTGTACCTACCCCGGCGGATCCGGGTCCGACGTGCTCACCGTCACGCGCACCGACACCATCGCGCCGTCGGTGACGGTCACGGTCCCGACGTCCTCGCCCACCTTTGACAACGGCACGGGCTCGACGGTGGCCCTGGGCGGCGTCGCCTCGGACAACGTCGCCGTCAGTAGCTGCGCGTATAGCAACAGCCTCGGCGGGAGCGGGTCCACCAGCGGCACGACGTCGTGGAGCGTGGCGAGCGTCGCCCTCTCCGTCGGCTCCAACGTCATCACGGTCACGTGCCTCGATACGACGGGCAACATGGGCTCGGACGTGATCACGGTCACGCGCTCAGGAGCGCCGCCGTCGGGCTCGAACTTCTACGTGCGCCCCGACGGCCTGGACAGCCACACGGGCACCACGAACACCGCGGGTGGGGCGTGGCTGACCATCGGGAAGTGCGCGAGCACGATCGTCGCGGGTGATACCTGCCGCGTGCAGCCGGGCACCTACAGCGCCAGCATCACCGAAACGACCTCGGGGACCAGCGGGAACACGATCACGTACGTCGCCGATGGAGCCGTGACCCTCAACGGCACATTCACCACGACCGGCAACTACGTCCGGATCATCGGGTTCACCTTCGTGTGCGGCGGCGCTCAGGCGTGCGTCTCGACACAGGATAGCGACGGGATCGAAGTCTGGAACAGCACCTTCTCTGGGTTTGTCGAGGGGGCACTCGTCACCACTGGTCCGATTGTTGGTGAGAACGACGACAACCTCATCTTCCTCGGTAACACGATGAACGGTGTGTATGGCGTTGACAACCAACAGGTCGCCATCTACGGCTCGCACAATCTCGCGGCCTACAACACGCACAACATGGCCGGGAACGACTACTACACGTTCTATGGTCCTGGCTTTCGGGTGTTCAATAACTACGCCTGGGGTCCGGCGCATACCCCGCACAACGGCCAGCACTCCGATTTCGCGCAGACTGGCTGGTGCTGCTCGCGCACGGTAGGCACGGAAGGCGCCACCATCGAGGCCAATTTCTACGTTGGCAATCCTCCGGGCGATAACCAGCACTTCTCAAACCAGGAGACGAGCCCCGACAACTCGGGGAATCTGCTGTATCGGCGGAATGTCATCCACAACAACGCCGGAGGGGCGCACGGGATCTTCAACTTCACGACGGTGTACATCGCGCAGGAGACGTACATCGACACGCAGGTCTCAGACCCGGCAGGCACCTCCTCGATCCTGACTAGGTTTGGCACGTTCACGCGCGTGAACAATAGTCTGTTTCAAGACGTGTGGAACGCGGTTATCACCAATGCGGCTGTCCACGATTTCGACGGCAGCCCTGGGACGTCCTCGTTCAATCTCGCGTGGGATGCGTCGATCGGCGCGGCGGAGAGCTACTGCTGCGTGTTCGGTGCCTCAGCGACCAACATCAAGACACAGCAGCCACTCTTCGCCGACTACGCGAACGATCTCTTCTACCCGACGGCCGTCTCTCCGGCGCGCAACGCGGCGGGACCACTCACGACTGTCAGCGGCAGCGGCACGGGGACCACGTTCACGGTCGCCTCTGGCGGGGCCGGGTTCTTCCGCGGCTTCGATGCCAGTATCGCGCAGTACGGCGGCAACCTCGCGGCGGGCGACATCATCACGATCGGCACGGACGTTCGACGGATCCTCAGCATCAGCGGCAACACCATCACGGTGACGAGCTCGTTCACGTGGGCGAACGGTGACGGGGTGTACTACGGTAACAACGCCATCGACAACGCCATCGGGGCGTACCCGTACCGCGCGACCTACACGCTCACAGGGACGTACACGTGCAACGGCTCGACCTGCACGGTCGTCTCCAGTGACTCCACGATCACGCGCATGGTGGTCTGCTACGAGTCGAACGTCCCCTATCAGGTCGTCATCGACGCGCCGTACGTCTGCACCGACCCCGCCGGCACGTTCGAAGCGCGCGTCTATCCGCTGTATGCGAGCAAAACGCTCTGGGCCGTGGCGACCGACGGCAACCTGTTCGCGCGGCACGTCGCGAATAAATGCACGTTCAACGGCAACGGCACCGCGGCGTCACCCTGCGCGGCGTCCGCTGGCGCGGCGGGTCCCTACAACAATCTCCAAAGCGCCCTGACCGCTGCCGTCTCGGGCGATACCGTCATCGTCTACGGCCCAGAGTCTGGGAACAGCGATTACGTCACCGCGAACGGCACGGGCTACACCGGCGCGGCGGGGTTCACGTTCGGCAACAGCGGTAGCGTCGGCAACCTGATCACGCTCAGGAATGCCGCGGGCGAGCATCCGGTGCTCCGGCCCTGTGTCGCAGCCGAGACGAACCTCACGAACTGCAACCGCCCGACGCTGGACGCGTACAACAAGCAGTACATCAAGATCACGTCGGACTCGTGCCCAACCAGTGGCGCGACCTCGCTCGGCCTGCACATCTACGGCGGGGTCTATCTCTACGACGATACGAACAGTTCAGAAGCCCTGATGTCACAGGGGAGCGAAATCTCCTGCACGGAAATAGAACGGGGCTATGCGTCCTTCGACGATGGGAACTGGGCGGGCATCTTCACCTTCGGGCAGTACGGGCTGACCCTGCGCCACAACTCCATCCACGACATCACCTATGCCGGGATGACGAACACGGGCGCGCAGTCGTCCACGTCGGGCGTCAAGATGTTCCTGACGTCGTTCTCGACCGCTCGCAATAACACCATCAATCACGTGATCCCGACGCAGGCGGGCGGGTTCGACTGCAAGGCCGATTGCGTGAGCAATCAGATCTACGAGAACGACATCCGTGACGTGTCGATCTGCGTCCGTCTCGAGAATCAGGAAACCGCGGGCGGGCCGTATACGGCCAACGGCTCCACGGGGTCGGTGGTCCGCAACAACCTCTGCGTCTCGGCGGCGGGCAGCGTGCGCGGCGCGATTCGCCTCGAAGACGGCAAGACGACGACGGTCTCGATCTACAACAACACCTTCGTCAATTTCATCTACGGACTCGAAGAGGTCCACGGCGGCGCCAGCGTCTGCCAAGGGGTCACGCACTACAACAACGCCTACTACGGCACGACGGACGCCCACGTGTATCTCGGTGATGGCACGGGCACCGAATGCACGTTCGCGCTGAGCAACTACAACATCTTCGGCACGGCGGGCAGCTCGCCGCGCTACCGCTACAACGGCACCCACAACGCCCTGGCGGCGTATCAAGCCGCGTCCGGCTTCGACGCCAACAGCACAGAACTCGCTGAAGCGTCCTTCCTGTTCACGAACGTGGGAAGCGGGATTTACACCTTGCAGGCTCCATCGCCCCTCAATAGCGCGGGCAAGGTTGGCGGCGTCGTTGGGGGCGCCGCGGTAGACGTCGGCGCCTACACCGACACGATTTCGTGCGTGGGGCATACCTGTGGCTGATCGCACGGTCTTCGTCGATGGCACGACGTCCGGCACGCCGGGCACCAACGGCGCGCACTACGCCTCGCTGCAAGCGATGGTGACGGGCGAAGTGGGCGCCGCGCCGGACCTTGTGGGCGACTCCGCGATCCTCAATGTCGAGTGCAGCGTCTTCGGCGGGAACGCGGCGGATACCACGGCCTGCGTCGTGAGCGGCTTCACGACCGACGCCACGCACTACGTGAACATTTACACCCCCGTGGCGGGCCGACCCTTGGGCACGTGGGACGACACGAAGTATCGGCTGGCGGTCGCGAACCCTGGTGGAAACGGCGTGTTGGACATCCGTCAGGAGTTCACGCGCCTGGTTGGGATCCAGGTCCGCAAGACGGCGAGCAACGCCAGCGACCAGATGGTGCTCACGGTCGGCAGCATCGGCAACACCAGTGCCGTGTATCTCTCCGAGTGCATCGTGCGCAACGTGCCCGGCGATGCCTTCCGCGGCGCGGGCATCTGGGTCGTCGATGCGGACGTGACCGTGTACGTCCTGAACTGCATCATCTACGGATTCCCGGACGTCGTCAGCAACTACGCCTCTGCGGTGATGGTTGAGACGGGCGCCGCGTACGTCTATTCCACGACGGCCATTGGTGGCTTTCTCGGCCTCTTCGTTGGCACCGGCGCGACGTGCAACGCGAAGAACAGCTACTTCGCGGAGACCTCGACGGATGGATCCGCGGCCTCGATCACCAACGGCGGGACGTTCAATCAGACAACCTGCGCAGTGAGCGATGGCTCGACGCTGGTCGATGCGGGCCTGCGGAACATCGCCCACAACACGACGACCTTCACCAACGTGACGCCGGGGAGTGAGAACTACCACCTCCCGAGCGGCTCCCCGCTGATCGACGTGGGGACGAACACGAGCGGCGAAGCCGACCCGCTGAACTTCACGACCGACATCGACTTGCAAACGCGCACGGGGACGTGGGACATCGGCGCCGACGAGCGCGTGACCGCCGCCACGGTGACGATGGATATGTGGCTGGGGCGTCAATCGTACGCCCCGCGTCCGAAGACCGCGGTGGTCGCATCTGGGTTCACGCCTCCCAACAAGGTGAACTGAGATGCCGATCAACGCCGCGAACCTCGTGCAGTATCAGCCGCTCAGCGCGCCCGTGTCGGTGCCTGCGCAGGCCGATGCCCCGCAGACGTGCGATCGCTGGTTGCCGCGCTCACAGGACCGGCCACGCGCCAAGCCGCGCCCGATGGGCGGCATGTCGGGGCCGCTCTTTATCCCCGATGTCACGAATCCCGTCTCCGCGCATAGTTGGAAGCCGACCTATCCCGATCGCGTGCCGGCGCGCAAGCCCCGCACGGTGACGGCACAGGTCTCCGTCTATCCGTTACAGGAACCCGTCCCGCCGCCAGTGCCCGGGGGGTCGTTTATCAGCACGGGCGCCGCGAAGCTGTTGCAGTACCAATCCCTCACGGGGCCGCTGGGCGTGCCGGACTTTATCGGCGGGGACAAAGCCGATCCGCCGCCGGCCTATCCCGACCGCCTCTATCCGAAGCGAAGCCTGCACGCCTCGCAGCATCCGGCGTTCTTCTTCGACAAGTTCACCGCGCCGACGCCCGCTGTGGTGCCGGATGGGAGCTGGCTCCCGACGTACCCCGAGCGCGTGTGGCCGAAGCGGGCGCTGAAGGCGGCGCTCCATCCGTTCTGGACCTCGGATCGCTTTGACGCCCCGAACATTCCGATCCCGGCGCCCGACTCAAGTTGGCAGCCGGTGTATCCCGATCGGCACCGGAGACTCCATCGTCTCGGCGCCTACATCTGGGCGCAGCAGCATTTTGCGGTGGTCACGCAAGTACCGGTCATGGCGTGGACAGGCTGGTACCTCGATCCGCCTGTGCTCCGGCGCTCGCCGCGTGCCGCGCTGAATGCGGGCGGCGTGCAGTCCTTCGACGTGCCGGGCACGTTGACGCCCGCCGCGCCTGACTACAGTTGGCCGCCGCGCTACGTGGACCGCGTCGCCGACAAGCCACGAAGCCTCGCGGCGCTGCTCGCGGGTGAGGTCGGCCCGGCGTTCGTGCCCGATGTGACGCAGCCCGTGCCGCCGCTGGTGTGGGTCGCGCGATATCCCGATCGGATCTATCCGCGTCTCGCGCTCGCCGCGCAGCTCCGGCCGAGTGTGTTCGCGGACACGCTGACGGCCCCCGCGCCCGTGATTGCGCCGGACCTGTCGCAGGCGGTCTACCCGGATCGCGTGTACGCCCGTCGCCCGTTGACGCATCACCCGGCGCTGATCTGGCCGCCGTGGGTACCGGACGTGTCCGAGCCAGCCCCGCCAATGAGCTGGGCGGCGATCTATCCGGACATGACGAAGGCGCTGCGCCGCGTCGCGCACTTCACCGAGTTCTACACGCGCATCCCGGGTGACCAGGACGCGCAAATTGTCCTCTTCCGTCGCGTGATCGGCATGCACCGCAGCGGCGAGCGATCCGTAGATTTGGAGGCTTGATGGGATACGCCATCTCACGCGGCAACATCACGCGCCCGCTCTACTTCCTGCTCGTCTCGTCGAGTGATCACATCACCGGCGCCACGGGGAAGACGCCGACCGTCACGCTGCTCAAGAGCGCGGGCGCGGGGTTTGCCACGCCGACGGGCGCGGTCACCGAGATCGGCAACGGGCTGTACGCGGTAGGGGCGAATGCGGACGACGCGGACACGGTGGGGCCGCTGTTCCTGCACGCCACGGCGTCGGGGTGTGACCCGCGCGATGATGCGTTTGAAGTCCTCCAAGACCTCTCCGCGGCGGCGGTGGCCTTGTCGCCGTCCTCCGCGACGACGACCGCCATCTCGGCGAGCACGCTGATTGCCGGGGCGCTGAAGCTGATTGGCGTCTTGTCCGCGGGCGAAACGATGGCCGCGGAAGATGCCAACGACGGGCTCGTGCGGTTGAATGAATTGATCGACTCGTGGGGCACGGATCGACTGTTCGTGCAGAACATCGTGCGAACGGTGTACGCCCTGACGGGGTCACAGGCGACGTACACCATCGGCCCCGGCGGGGACTTCAATCAGGCGTGGCCGGAGTTCCTCAACGATGCAGGGCTCGTGTTCACGGTCAACGGGGAAGACATCGAGTTGGCGATGTGCGTCCTGTCGGCGCGGGAGTACGCGGCGATCACGAACAAGGACCAAACCGGCCCACTGCCGACCGCGCTCTACTACGACCGGGCGTACAGCTCGGGGCTCGGGAATGTCTCCGTGTGGCTGGTGCCTGACGGCACCGAGACCATCTCCGTCGCGCTCTACACGCCCGCGGTGCTCAGTCAGTTCGCGTCACTGAACACGACGTACGCGTTCGCGCCTGGGTATGCCAAGGCGCTGCGCTACAACTTGGCGCTGGATCTGCTGCCGGAGTATCCACGCCATGACCCAGCGATCATCTCGCACCTCGAAAAGATCGCAGGCGACGCGAAGGCCGCGGTCAAGCTGCCGAATTATCAGCCGCTGCTGTTGCAGGGCGATCCAGCGCTGGTGCAGGGCTCTGGCCGCTGGTCTCTCGAAACCGACTCGTATCGAGGGCGCCGGTAATGCCAGCCCATCCGGCATTTATCGGCGGCTCCTACGTCTCGCAAAGTCCCATCGCGGACATGGAGCAGACGATCAACTTCTACGTCGAGCGCATCGAAGCGGAAGGCGCAAAAGACCGCTACGCGCTCTATCCGACGCCTGGTGTAGACACGCTGACCACGGCGGCGGGCGCACCAGGGCGCGGCATCCTGACGTGTGAAGACCGCACGTTCTGCGTCATCGGCGCGACGTTCTACGAGTTGACGAGCGCGGACACGCTCACCAGCCGCGGCACGGTGGTCGTCAACAGCAACCCCGCCACGCTCAGTTGGAACGGCGACGGCGGCGGACAGGTCTTCGTCACCAGCGGCAATAACGGCTACATCTTCGACCTGACGAGCAATACGTTCACGCTGGTGCGCACGGGCGCGACCACGATGGGCGCGCACATCGACGGCTACTTCCTCGCGCTCGATACCGATACCTCGACGCTCTACCTCTCTGATCTCCTCGACGGCACGACGTGGGACCCGACGCAATTCGCGCAGCGGTCGATTCAGCCGGATCCGTGGGTCTCGATGAAAGTGCTCGATCGCTACATCTGGTTGATGGGCACCGATACGAGCGAGGTTTGGTACAACGCGGGGGCCTTCCCGTTTCCGTTCGTGCCGCATCCCTCGGGCCTCGTGCAGTACGGCTGCGGCGCGCCGTTCTCGCCCAAGGTGGTCGGCGGCTCGCTGATGTGGCTCGCACGCACGGCGGAGGGCATCGGCCACGTCGTGCAGACCAGCGGGTTCTCGCCGCAAGTCGTGAGCACGTTCGCGCTGCATGCGGCGATCGACACGTTCACCGAGACCGCCGACGCCATCGGCGACTCGTACGAACATCTCGGCCACGCGTTCTATGTGCTGACGTTCCCGATCGCTAAACGCACGGTGGCCTACGACGCGACGCCGAACATGGACCTCCCGGCCCCGGCGCGCTGGACCGATCGCGGCACGTGGATCAGCGAATCAAACGTGTACGACGCGTGGCGCCCGCTGTATCACACGTACGCCTTCGGCAAGCACATCATGCTCGACCGCGAATCGGGCGACGTCTACCACCTCTCGCATCGGTTCGGCGTGGATGCGGACGGGCGGCCGATTCGCCGGATGCGCCGAGCCCCGGGACTCTGGCGGGACAACCAGCGCATCACCTATCCCGCGTTCGAGCTGCACCTGGAGGCCGGGCTCGGGCTGAGCACGGGGCAAGGCTCGAATCCGCTCGTCGCGATGCGGATCAGCAACGACGGCGGGAAGACGTTTGGCAACGAGCGACAGCGATCGGCTGGGGCGCGCGGGAAATATCAGGCGCGGCTCGTGTGGCAACGCTGCGGCCAAGCGCGGCACCGGGTGTTTGAGATCGTGATGAGCGACCCGGTCCCGTGGCGGATCACGGGCGCGAGCCTGCCGGATCTGAGGCTGGAACATGGAGCCGCGTAATGCCCTTTACGACCGCGCCGTTCCCGACGAAAGACCCGCTGGTCAATCCGAACCGGAAGTTCGTGGCCACGCAGGAACTGATCGACTGGGCGACGAATCTCGCGGGGGACGTGGACGCGAGTCCGGCGCGACTCAAGACGGTGCCACTGACGCAGCAGTCAGCCTCGATTGGCACGACGACGATTCCCACAGGGGCGCTGGGTGGCGGGCTGTATCGCGTGAGTTGGTACGCGCGCATCACGACGCCGGGATCGGTCTCCAGCAGCTTGACGATCACGATCGGTTGGACCGAAGGCGTCACGTTGTCGGCGAGCGGCGCGGCGATGACGGGCAACACGACGGGGACGGTGCAGAGCGGCTCGATGCTCATTCGGATCGACGGGTCGTCGCCGATCACGTACAGCACGGTGTATGCGAGCGCGGGCGCGACCGCGATGCAGTACCGGCTGGATGTGGTGCTCGAACAGGTGGAAGCGTGACGCGCGTACTGCCACAAGCTGAATGGTCGCGGGTCGCGCATCTCGACGTCTCGATGTGGTTGCCTTACGTGGCCCCCGAGGACGTGCGGATCGTGGTGCTCGAAGACGGCGATCGGATTGTCGGCTGCTGGGGCGCGTTTCGCGTGGTGCATCTCGAAGGCGTGTGGGTCGATCCCGCGTACCGGCGTCAGCCGCACGCAGTGCAGGCGCTGAAGGACGCAGCGATCGAGGTCGCGTCACGGTGGGCTCCGTGGGCGATCACGGGTGCGGCCACGGCGGCGGTGCGCCGATTGATTACGCGGCATCTGGGCGGCGTGCCGATGCCGATGGAGTCCTTTGCGATTCCCTTGACGACGAAGGAGACGGTATGCCAGCCGCAATAGCCATTCCAGCGATTGCCACAGCGATCGGTGGGGGCGTGAGTGCCGCCGCGTCGGTCTACGGCGCGAAGAAACAGTCCAAGGCCGCCAAGGACTCAGGCGATCAGCAACTGGCCGGGATTCGCGAACAGATCGCGTTCGAGCGTGAACGCGATGCGGAGATGCGGCGCCAGTGGGACGCGGAGCAAGCGCGACGCGCACCGTACCGCGAGTTTGCGGATTCGCTGTTGCGGCAACAGGCGGGGCAATTCGGGATGCCCGTGGCGCCGCGGCAACCGGAGCAGCCGCCGGCCGGACTCGCGGGTCTTGCGGGTGCGCCGCCGCGTTCGATGCAAGGGCAAATCCCTGACGCGCTGAGCGGCTTGCGCCGCCGCGCGGCAGTCCGGCCACAGGTGGACCCCGCGCGACGCGCGAACACGCTTGGCGCATTGGTGAGGTACTAGCGATGGCGCAGCCAGATTATCAAGGCGACGACGGCACCTACTATCCGGCACCGGGACGCAAGCCCGCCCCACCAGGGCCGGGGTACGTGTGGGATGAGTACCTACAGCAGTGGGTCCCGGAGCAGGCGCCGCAGACACCGCCGTCGGTGGAGCCCGATCCCAATCCCACGACGCCGCCGACCACGACACCGCCGCGCAACTTTCTCTATGAACCGTACGCAGGCGGCAACCGGCCCGAGTTCAACTTCCCCGGCGCACCGGAGTTTCCGTTTCAGGCGCCTGGAGCCTTCGTCGCCCCGAGTGCGGCCGATGCGGAAAACGAACCGGGCTATCAGTTCCGCATGGGGCAAGGCCGCAAAGCCTTGGAGCAGTCCGCGGCGGGGCGGGGCGTGCTGCGCACGGGCGGCACGCTGAAAGACATCCTCGGGTACGGCCAGAATTTCGCGTCACAGGAATACGGGCGCGTCTACGACCGCAAGGCCGGGGAGTACGACCGCACGTATGGTAACCAGTTCGAGCTGGCGAAAGCGCAATTCCAACCGAAGCTACTGGACTGGCAAGGGCGTTTCGACGCGGAGCGGAAAGCCGGTGAGGCCCAGTTTGGACGCGGCTGGGAAGAGTACCTCTACGACCAGGAAGATCGCTACCGCCGGTGGCGCGACATTCTCGACGCTGGAGCCGCGTAGATGGCTCCTTTCCAGAGCCCCTACGCACGGTCGTCGAGTCGCCTCGGTGAGTTGTTCCGTGCGCAGCGCGAGGCGCAGGCGGAGACGACTCGGCGGCAAGGGGATATCGCCGCGCAGACGTGGGGCAACGTCGGGAACACGATCAGCAACACGCTGTCCAGCCTGGTGAAGCTGCAACAGGACGCGCCGATCCGCACGCAGCAAGCGGAGATGGGACAGTTGCAGCTCGACGCGGCGCGGGGTGAGGCGGCGTCACAGCAGCGCGCGGCGCAAGAAGAGGCCGCACTGCGAAAGCTGTTCGAGGGGCCAGAGCCGCCACCGCCAGCCGCCATTATCTCCGCCGTCGGGCCGGAGCGCGGTCAGAAGATCGTCGCCGGTCTCGCGGCGCTGCACACGGAGAACCAGAAAGCCTACGCCTCAACGCAGGGACTGGTGCGCGACGTGTTACTGGGAATGGACGCGCTCCCTGAGGGCCTGCGCGCGGAGGCTTATCCGGCCGTGCGTCAGAACCTCATCACGCGCGGCGTCATCACGGAGCAGGACGCGCCGGAGACGTACTCGCCGGAGTGGTTCGCGCAGGCGCGCAACTTCGGCAAGGAAGCCACGAAGCCCAAGTTCGGGACGCGCGATCCGAAGCTGGACATTATCAACCAAGGTACCGGCGAAATCGTCACGGCTGGCACGCCGGAGCCGAAGGCCACACCGAATCCCACTGAGGCGTCACTGGCGTCGGCCGCGGCGAATGGCGACCCGAAAGCCAAAGAGGCGCTGCGTCTGTTGCGGGCACAGAACGTGACGCCGCAAGGCCCGCAGCCCGGCTGGCAGTGGGTGATCCGCGGGAACAAGCCGGTCTATACCAACCGCGTGCAAGAGGGCGACACGCCGCAGAACGTGCGCGTCAAGCCGACCGAAGACGAGCGGAAGACGGCTGGGTACTACGTGCAGATGAAAGACGCGATCTCGACGATCGACGCGCTCGAAGGCTCGATCGATCAGAAGGAGCTGTACCAGATTCAGACCTTGCCACAGGAGAAGCTGATCGGCTTGGTCAATCGCAACGCGCTGTCCGAGAACGCCAAACGCTACTTGCGCGCCTTCGAGCAGTTCACGGAAGCACGCTTGCGGCCGGTCAGCGGCGCGGCGATTGCGGATACAGAGTATGCGCGGGACCGACGCACCTACGCGAAGCAGTTTGGCGAGACGCCGAAGCTCGGATCGGATCGGCAGCGGGCGCGCAACCTCGCTCTGGATGCGCTGAAGAAGCGCGCGGGGGCATCACTGGACGATACCGAGACCACGCCGAGCGGTGCGCCTGAAGCCTCGGGTTGGACCGATGCCGGCGGCGGTTTCAGGGTCCGCGAGAAACGCTGATGCCGACCTACGAGATCCAAACGCCGGACGGCCGCACCTTCGAGGTAGACGGACCACGCCCGCCGACGCACGCGGACATTCAGAAGATGCAAGTTCGCGGTGTGTTCGGTGCGTCAGGGAAGTCGGAGCCAGCGACGCCGAGCGGGCCGACGTTCTCGACGCAGCCAGTCACCGGGCGCGAGTTCCGCGATCGCATGGCTGCGAACAACTCGCGCATCGCGGATCTCGCGGCGGAGCATCCGTACATTACGGCAGGCGCCACGCTGGCGGCAGCTGGGGCTCCGGCGTTGCTACGCTCCGCAACTACGAGCGGGGCGCCTCTCGCTGCGCGTGCGCTTAGTGTCGTGAAGGAAGCCGCCTCACAAGCCACGCCGGTCGCGAAGTACGAAGCCGTTCGGATGGGACTCGAAGCGGTGGGCGTGCCCTCGTCAGTCGCGGTGCCGTTTGCGATGGTGGTGTCAGGCTACAAGCGGCCCGCGAAGGCCGAGCCAGTGGCGCCGAAGGTGGAGGCTACGCCTGCTTCCGCTGCTCCCGCTTCACCAGTTGCATCGCCTCCCGTCGCTGCAGCACCGCCAGCTCCTGAAGCGCCGAGACAATCTGCGCCCACACCTCCGGGGGCGCGTAGCCCCATGAGTCCTCAACGGATTCAGAACGAGCTGGGCTTGGCGGCGCGTCGGGCAAAGCTGGCTCCGACGGCAGAGGAATACGCGCAGGCGACGGACGCGGTTGCGCAAGGTCGGACGCCTCAAGAAGCAATCGCGGAGCTGGCGGCGAAGAAACCGACACCGTCTGCTCCGGCTGCGGAGACACCTGCACCGAAGAAGGCGAGGGCGTCGAAAGCGCCGATTCCGACGGACAAGGACGAACTGCTTGAGTACGCGAAGTTGATTCGCGCAGGGAAGACGCATAAGCAGGCGATGACAGCGATTGCGCAACAGCGGGCGCTCGCGAAGCAGTTCGGGACGCCCAGCGTTGCCGAAGTTGAAGCGCGAGTTGACGCGAGGAATAGAACAGGGCGATGGCCCAAGGCCGACCAATGATGGCACAACAGACACCGGCGGCGAACCACGCCCATGCGCGCATCGGCGCAATCGTAGCACGAGGGAGGCTCTGATGGCCGTCGGCACTGTTGCTCCGAATCCTAAATTCCACGGCTTTGATAACGACGGCAACCCGCTGAGCGGGGGCCTGCTGTACACGTACTCCGCGGGGACGACGACGCCACTGGACACCTACAGCGACGTCAACCTGACCACGCCGAACGCGAACCCAGTCGTCTTGGATGCCGCCGGGCGGGCCACGATCTACCTCACCCCGGCGAGCTATAAATTCATCCAGAAGGACAGCGCAGGGAACACCATCTGGACGCAAGACAACGTCTCCGCGACGCTCCCGTTCAACGTCGATCTCGACGTCGAAGGCACGGCGGGCGAAGACCTCATCGCCGGGCAAGCGGTGTACCTGTCCGGCGGCGACGGCGGGCAGACCGCGGGCCAGTGGTATCTGGCGGATGCGGATCTCGATTACGCCTCCACGACCGCGGGGATGGTGGGCTTGGTGCCCGCGGACATCGCCAGCGGCGCGACAGGGTCGATCCGACTGCTCGGCCGCGTCACCGATCTCTCGGGGCTGATCGTCGGCGCGCAGTACTACGTCTCAAGCACGGCGGGCGAGATCACCGCGACGCAGCCCACGCTGGCGCGGTTCATCGGGATCGCGGAGTCGGTGACGACACTCGTCATCGCGCCCAACCCGCCTAAGTCGTTGACGCCCGTGCCGCTCGTCTGCGATGGCCGCCTCTCGTTGACCACGGGCGATCCCAATACCACCTCGGACATCTCCGGCGCGAGCACGATGTACTACGCGCCGTATGTCGGCAACCGGATCGCGCTCTATGACGGCGTCGCGTCGTGGAGCATTCGGACGTTCACGGAAACCAGCATCAGCCTTGCGGCGCTCACCGCCTCCACGCCGTACGACGTCTTCGCCTACGACAACGCGGGCGACGTCACCTTTGAGACGCTGGCGTGGTCGAATGCCACGACCCGCGCGACGGGCATTGTCCGGCAGGATGGCGTCTTCTGCAAGGTCGGCGCGCTCACCCGACGCTACATCGGCACCGTGTATATCAACAGCACGGGCGGCCAGAGCGACGACACGCTGACGAAGCGGTACCTCTACAACCACTACAACCGTGAGCGGGCACCGCTGCGCGTACTGGAGGCCACCGATAGCTGGACCTACACCACGGACGCGTACCGGCAGATGAACGGAAACGCGGCCAATCAGGTGGACGTGATGGTGGGCGTTGCAGGGCTGGAGTTGGACGTCGATCTCTTCGCCGCCGCTGGCAACAGCACGGGCAACGTGAACACCTACGTCTCCGTCGGCGAAGACGGGACCACGGAAGCCTCCGGCGTCGTCGGCAAGTACAACATCAACCGTTTGGCGGCGGGGGAGATCAAGACCCACCACGCGCATCTCCGGACGTATCCCTCGCTGGGGCGACATCGGTATCTCGCTTTGGAGCGTTCGACGGCGGCCGGGACGACGACGTGGTACGGCGACAATGGCGACCCGACGCTGATGCAGTCGGGCCTCTTTGGCAGTTGGTGGCACTGATGAATCGAAAGGGACTCACGATGCGATTCGGACTCGTACTCCTCGGACTGTTGCTCACGAGCGCCCCGGCGCTGGGGCAAACCATCACCAAAGGGCCAGTGCCCGCCACGGCCAAATTCTCGTGGGAAGCGCCCACGAACGTCACGACGGTGGCGCAGGCGTTGACCTTCGAGCCGCGGTTGTATCGCGGCACGGCCCCGCTCACGGCGTTGGTCGGGGCGACGTGCGTGTTGCAGGCGGCGAAGGTGGTCTGCACCGCGCCGGTCTCGCAAAGCAATCTCGACGCGATCAACCAGGTCGGCGTGCAGAGTCTCACGTTATCGCTGTTTCGGCTGGACGTCGGGGAGGGTCCGCCGTCGGTCCCTTTCGTCTTGACAACTCCGGCGGGTGCGCCGACGGGGTTCTCACTTATTCCGTAGGGGCGGAGCGGATCTTTCGGTTCCCAGTTACCACCTTCGAGGCGGGCGCCAACGCCGCGCTCGATGCCGGATGGTCGTTGACGGTGATGCGAAACAACAACAACTGGATCTGGCTGTATGGGGTCTGTAGGGGCTGATCGATGGACTGGACATTTCACGTGGGCGACGTCGTGATGGGCGGGATGAGTCTCTTGCTCATTCCGATCGCGCGAGCCTTGTTTCAGATGCGGGACACGCTGAACGTGATCGCGCCCAAGGTGCTCGAGGTGGAACGACAAGTCGACCGCCATCACGATTGGCTGGTGGCGATGCGGGCGAAGCAAGGCATCGTCAACGGGAACGAGCCGCGCTGATGTGGATCTGGTGCTCGAAGACCGGCGCGCTGCTCGACGCAAGGCTATCACTGAAGGCGCGCGGCTACGCGGGGCGCGGGGACGGCAAGAACAACCCGGACATGCAACACGTCAAGGGCATCGGTCCCATCCCGGAGGGCATCTACACGATCGAGGCGCCCCATGATTCATCCACGACGGGGCCTTACACATTACGTCTGGTTCCTCGGATGGGCAATGAAATGTATGGCCGATCGAGTTTTGCGATGCACGGTGATAGCAAGACGGCTCCGGGTGAGGCGAGCCACGGTTGCCCTGTCGTGGGGCGCACGCACCGGGAGGCCGTCTGGGAATCGGGGGACCATGAGTGCCGAGTCGTCGCGATCTGAACCGCACTGCATCATCGCGCGCATCGTCACCAAGCGTGGTCGGACGGGTCTGCCTGAGCACCATCGGGAGATCGAGTGCTGTCAGGAACGCCACGTGGAGTGGTTCGCCACGCACGGCGGATGGGCCGCGCTGATCTGCGATTCAGAGATATCCCATGTGGAAACGACTCGGACGGATCGTGGCGGCGCCGGTGACGTTGCCAGTGAGACTGGCGAAGACGGGGCTTGAGAAGGGACAACGCAAGATCATGCAACTGATTCTGTTAGCGGTCATTCGGAACGGGCTCAAGGTCGCCGGGATGGCGGGGCTGTTCTCGGATTCACAAGTCAACGAGTACGCCGGGGCGCTCTCACTGGTGCTGGGCTTGACCTGGACGGCGTTCAATACGTGGCGGGAGCACCAGAAGACCGCGCAATGAGTACGCCGAGTTGCGCAATGAAGCGTGATGCCTAGGCGACCCAGGCCGGACTGGCTGAGGCGACGCGTCGTAGCGCAGCGCAAGAGAGCGCGGACGCGTGAGTTGTCGCGGATCGTGGCAGCCATTAAAAGCAAGCCGTGTGCGGATTGCGGTCGTTGTTTCCACGCCGAGGCGATGGACTTTGACCACAGAGAAGACAAGCAGTTTGATGTTGCCAGGTTGGTGTTTGGTAAGGCTGCCCTGGACACGATTCTTAGGGAAATCCAGAAATGCGACGTCGTGTGCTCCAACTGTCATCGAGTACGCACGTTCATTCGGAGGTCTAGCGCTCGTTTATCTGGTGCTGAATCAGATGGCCAAATCGATCTCTTTAGTTGACGCACGCCAGTGATGCCGAACGACGTAACGCTCTGCCCGTGCCACGGGCGGCCGTTGGTCAAGAACGGGAAGCGGTGGCGCTGTCGGGCAAAGATGTCGGCCTATCAGAAGGCCTATCGCGCGACCGAGCGCGGGCGCGCGGCCTGCGCCAGAGTGGATCGGCGCCGCGTCGGCGTCGCTGGGCGGAGTGTGCGAATGCCAACCGACGAACTCGCCAAGGTCGGGCGCGCGCTCGTCACGCAACGGCGGCAGGAATTTAAGGCCGCGAGGACTGTATGTCACTCAGCCGAGACTCACGACAGGAACGCAAGCTAAAGGCGATTCGGCTCGCGCAATTTCGCCTCAAGCAACGACTGGAAGCGATCGACTGGCACGAAGACCACCTGCTACCAGAAATCGAAGCCCTCAAGAGCGGCAAGTCGGTGCTGGGCCTCGAAGCGGGATCCGCGTTCGATATTCGCATTGAGTCCGATGATCATTCGGATCCGAAGCCGTAGGCCCGACGACGCGGCGCCCGCCTCCACGCTGACGGTGGAGCCGCTGCGAGTCTCTGTGCCATCGCGCCCCATGCGGGTGCTCGATTTCGACGTGGAGGCCCGCCCGCTGCACTGGATCGCCAGCGACTACGTGAGCAAGGAAATCACCGCGATCGCGTGGAAGTTCATCGGCGAGCCAGAGCCCGCGCAGTGCTGGTTGCTCGGCGAGTGCGAACCGACGCGGATGCTGCGCGCCTTCGTTGCGGCGTACGACACGGCTGACATGGTCACCGGCCATTACATCAGGGGCTATGACCTCCCGATGGTGAACGGGGCGCTGACGGAATACGGCATGAAGCCGCTCAGTGACAAACTTTCGCAGGACACGAAGATCGACCTCGTTCGGCGGCAAGGGCTCTCGAGCTCGCAGGAAAACATCGGCGCGATGCTGAAGCTGCAGCACCCCAAGGTCAAGATGGACCAGGCCGCGTGGCGCGATGCGAATCGACTCACGCCGGAAGGCCGACACCTGACGCGCGCGCGCGTGCTCGGCGACGTGCATCAGCATATCGAGATGCGCCAGCGGCTACTGGAGCTGGGCTACCTTGCGCCGCCTCGCGTGTGGCGTTCTGGCAATGCGAAATTGGAGGCCTACACCCCATGACGCCCCAGATGGTGTTCGCGCTGATCGTGGCGGTCGTGGCCGTACTGGGGTGCGTGGTCATCCTCACGATAGGGTCCAAATGAGCGCGTCACTCGAAGATGTTTGGGACGAGTTGAACAGGGGCAAGGTCTGGGAATGCTCCCTGCGCGACCCACGCTGGCATCTCGACGGGATGCAGAGCGGTGAGCACGTCTACATCGATCCGCGTTTCGCAATTCTTGAGACGCTCATCCACGAACTGCTGCACCGTCGCAAGCCGCGCATGGGTGAGCGAGCGGTGACGAAGCACGCGCGGTATCTGGTAGCACGCATGGACGATCAGACCAAGGCCCGATGGTGGAAGGCGTATAAGCGCATCGTCAAGAAGGGCCGCCCGGTGAACGTCGATGGCGACTAGAGATAAAGGCGGCTGGTCCTCGAAGGGGCGACGTATCGCCTGCCCGAAGTGTGGACAGGATGACGCCACGTTGATCGAGACGGTTATCTACGGGAAGAAAACAAAAACCTTGTTCTGCGCGGTGTGCTCGCACGACTGGCCTGATGACGACGACCGCGATGGGGCGTGATGCGGTACCGCCTCGCGTTGGTCCTTGTGCTCCTGACGGTGCAGTCCTCATCGGCCCCGCCGAGAGTCGCGATTGTCCGCGCAACGGCGTTCGCGTTCGATGATGAGGCGATCAGCATCCTGATCCAGGTGGAACCCAACGCGCACAATCGGGCACTCGTGATCGCGGCCGTCGAAGAGGGCGTGGCCGTGCGTCAGAGCTACGAGCAGTTGGACGGCGAGCAGGCGATGCGCTCGCGGTGGATCAAATGGGGCACTTTGCCCGCTGGCGATCTGATGCTGGTCGCGTCGCTGCTCGAGTCGGGCTCGAAGCCGGTGGCCGTGGCGTCTCGGCCGATTCACGTGATCGCGCGACGGTAGCCCGAAACTTACCGCTACTGGTGGATGTTGTATTCCGAAGCGATCGGCATGGAGCGCGCTGGCAGCTCCGGCTCAGTGAGCAGCATCCACCTGTCTGGCCGCTGGTAGTCGCCGTAGCGATCATGGCCGCCGTGAGCGCGTTCGCGTAGGCAGATGAATGGTCCACTCCATCGCCACGGCGCGTTGACGAACTTGTTGAGGATGACGCCGACGATCGGCACGCCTTCCGGTGGAAGCTCCAGGTCGGTATCGACCCACGTCAGGTGTCTCATCGGTGAAATCCTAGCACGTCAAGTTGGCCGCGCTGGGTCTGGGAAATCCTCCCCCGAGGATTCAGCCGTCTTGTCGGCTGGGCTCAGCGTCGGCCTCGTCAAGCCACCAGTTCGGGCCGTAGCCGCGATCGCGCAAGTGGCGCGGGCCATGTCGCTGCGCGTGATGCTTGCGGGCCTTCTCGCGGATTGGCGTGTCATCGTAGGCGCCGACGCCAACAACGTTCATCCGCACGGGGCCGTAGACAAACAGCCAGCCCTTGCGCCGCACGATGCCCAGCATTCCACCGGACTGGAATAGTGAGCCTGGTTCTGCATCGCCGGTGTCCACCTTGATGGTGGTTCGGCCCATGCCATCGCGCCATGTCGCCATGGGGTGAGTCTAACTCGCCTGACGCCGTGATTCCGCGACCACGGTTTCATTCTCGCGCTCAAACTCCCCGCTGACCCCACCGCCATAGAGAAACAGCCCGACAAACAGCAGCACGACCCCGACGACGACCCCGAGCGCAAACGCGAGCAGCATTTTATTCTCCTGACACAGAACTGTAATTGCACAGCTTCATTGACGAGACAGGCTTTACCCTGTATCGGATGAACTGGATTTCTGGTACATAGAGAAGCGCCCGCACCGAACATCGGAGGCTCCCCAAGGCCATGCCTCGCCGCCGCCCTACTGTCCGTCCACGTGCCGTCGAGTCCTCGGTGAAGGCCCGCGAGGAACTGGTGGCGCTGATTCCCCGCTTGAAACCGGCCCAGCTCCGAATTGTCCACGGGTGGGCCACTCGACTCTGCGGCGTTTCAAGGCCGCAATCGATTCGAACAGGAACGGACGTTCGTCGAAAGGCACGCTGAGCACTTCCCGGATGAGGGCTTGGTCGGTAAAGCCTGCGCGCGCGTGGGCGTTCTCCGGCTTGCGGCTGACGCGCCGCTCCTGACCGCTGCGCCGGTCGCCCTTGCGGCGCTCGGTCACGCTGCTGATGCCCGGCTGCAAGAGCTGATACGTCGAGATGCCGAAAAAGTCCGCGATGCGGTCCCAGTATTTCAGTGGGAACTCGCGCGTGGACTCCATCTGCAGGATCTTGCTGATCCAGCTCTCGCTCTTGCGGCAGTAATCCGCGAGGTCCTTCTGCGCGAGATGGCGCCCCTTCAGAAGCGCGATCACGTTCTGCTTCATCTGCCGATTGGCGTGCATGTGGTGGTAATACCCGTTTACCATGGAAGGCCACGGCACCGCCGCCCATTCGAATCACGCGACAATGCTATCACTACTTGACACGGGTGACAAGCGTGTGTATAGTCGCTGGCATGACGAAGTCTGGACCCGAGCAGTTGAAGGATTGGTGCCTCCGGCGCGGCTTTATGCAGCGCGAAGCGGCGGCCCACTTCGGCTGGCATGAGACATACATTTCGCACCTCTTGAGCGGCTCGCGCACGCCTGGGCTGGACAACGCAGTCCAGATCGAGCGCGTCACCGGCATCCCGGTGGAGGCTTGGGTGCCCAGCGAGGTGGACAAACTGGAAGAACTGGGCGCCGGATATAGCAAATCGCCACGCAAGAACAAGGCGTAAAGTCCAATGTCATTTGGTATACATAATCCATCGTATGCGACGCGCGGCAGCTTGCAAAGCTGTCAAGTCGAAGCGACTAGCGTTCATGAACGGCCCGCATTCTCTCACAACTCGGCCTCAGCCAAGGCGCCGGCATGACGGTCTTTACTCCCGCATTCGTCGTAGCGCTTCAGCGGCAACTCGAATCGACTCCACCGCCTGAAGAATCGCCCGCACGCGATTTTCTCGGCGAAGCGCGGGCGATTCTCGACGACCAGCCCCCTGCGGGCTATGTGTCGCTGGTGATCCCGGAGCGTGCGCATCTCCTCGCGCTGTCCGAGCACTACCTCGAACTCCTGCACGAATTGACGACACACATCCGGGAGTTGAAGGCTGGCTACGCGGCGCGGAGTCACCGGCTGAATGCGACAACGGTGGGAACGTCACGATGCGCGCCGGGCGGGGAGTCTCGTTCATGAGCCACAGCATTGAACGCCGCGAGCCCTCGGGGGAAGGTGATGCGGTTCACCCCCTGCCCGCGGCTGCGCAGTCTGGCGACGGTGATGGATTCACTCTCGAGCAGATTCCCCTCACGATGGCCAAGGCGCAGCTCGGCGCCGCGATGAAGCGCGCGATCCGGCGCACGGATTCCGTCCTCAAGGAATTTGGTACGCCCGCCGTTGTCGATCGTATGTGCAGCGGTGACGTGTCCGATGTCCTCGGGCGCATCTGGGCGCGTGCGGATACCCGCGAAGAGTTTTTGTTGGCGCTGATGAAGGCGTCGGGGCTGTACGAGGTTCGGCAGATCGCGGAAAGGAAACGCGCATGACCGTGGCGATCGTGTTTCTCGTGGTGGCCGCTGTGGCGTTGGTGTGCGTGGCCTCCGCGGTGGTGCTGGTGAACACCGTGCGGCCCCGACGCAACGAGACGTACGAATTTCCAAGCGAGCGAGGACTGTGATGAAGAAAAGCCAGTTGGACCGCGCCGTGGACGCGCTGACGCAGCGCAAGGGCGACATTCTCGCGAAGTGTAACGCGGAGTGTGAAGCGATCGACGCGTCGATCCGGGTGATCGCGGCACAGCAGGCGCGGAAACCGAAGAAGCGGGCGCCGCTCGTGAACTTCGCGGGCGACGCGGTGCCTGCGTAACAACAATTCGGGCCGCAATGCTGTCGTACCTCAGCACGCGGCCCAGTGATGCACGGCGATGAGAGGCGCCGCACACCATGAGAATTATACGAGCGACAGAGGCGATCCCGGTAGAGCATCCGGTGTTCTTGATCTTCGGTCAGCCAGGGATCTGCAAGACCTCCCTCGCCTACTCGTGCAAAGAGCCATTGCTGCGCGACTACGACAAGGGCGCGCACCGCGCCGCGAACCGTCGCGACACGCTGCTGATCGATACGTGGAAAGACGTCACCGACAGCAATTCGGCCGACGTGCTCGCGCTGTACGCCACGGTGGTCGAAGACACCGTGGGCCGCTGCCTTGATCTGCTCACCGCGGACATTGCGTTGACCGACCCAAAGAAGGCGCCTGGCGGCAATCTCAGTCAGCAGGGCTGGGGCGTCCTCAAGAACCGCTTTCGGCAGCACATCGCCACGCTGCGGTCCCTCGGGAAAGATGTCCTATTGATCGCGCACGACAAAGAAGACAAGGACGGCGACACGCGGATCGTGCGGCCCGACATCGTCGGCGGCTCCTACGGCGAAGTGATGAAGGTCGCGGACTTCGTCGGCTACGTCTCGATGAACGGCCGGGATCGCGTGCTCGATTTCAACCCCACAGACCGCTGGATCGGCAAGAACCCGGCAGGCTGGGCGCCGTTCAAAGTGCCGCCCGTCGCCAAGGCCGCTGATTTCATGGGGGAACTGTTCGACCTCGGGCGCGCGGCGCTCGGCGCGATCAGTGAAGAGAGCGCGCGAGTCACCGCCACGGTTGCGGAGTGGCGCTCACGCATCGAGGGCTTGCGGACCGCCAACGAACTGAACGCGGCCATGCCCGAGATTAAGGCGCTCGGGGCCACCGTGCAACCGCAAGTCGCGAAGCTCCTAATGGACCGTGGCGCGGCGATCCCAGTGTCGTTCGACGCCAAGGCCAAGCACTTCCTCGAACCCGTCGCGGCGACTGCGTAGCCATGCGGATTAGCTGCACAACACTCGAATCGTTCCGCCTGTTCATGGAGCCCGAACAGGAATGGATGAGCGAAGACGACTTGCTGGCAACCGTCAGGGGCGAATTCGTCGGCAATCACAAGGTGTGGCTCGGGCAGGCCTTCGGCGCGGTGATTGAGCATCCCTCGGTCTATCGCGTGCCTGGTGGATTCCGCGTGGACTCTTTGCGCGGGTGTCCAGAATCGTTCGTCTTTGGCGAGGACGTGATGGAACCCGTGTTCGAACTGATCGCGGACGGGACGGTGTTCGAGACCAAGGGCGTCAAGCGGTACGGTCGCCACGATGTCGTCGCGAAGGCCGATCAGATGGTCGGCTCACATCTCATCGAAACGAAGACCACGCTGGGCAGCTTCGACTTCGACAAATACGCGCACTCGTGCCAGTGGCGATTTATGGTGGACATCTTCGAGCCGTCGAAGGTGACGTACCACGTGTTCTGCCTGGACGAGTCCGACACGGGCGTCATCAGCCTCAAGGGCATCGAGACGTTCGACCTGTATCCGTACGCAGACGTTCACAACGATTGTCTGAACCTCGTGCGGGCATTCGAAACCTACGTCACCGCGAAAGGACTGGCTGCGCTGCTCGATGCGCGCCAGCACGCCGCATGACCAACTTTTCTCCTGAGTACGACTACGAGCGGCCTGTGAACGATCTCCAATTTCGATGCGACTGTGACGGCCTGGTGGATGCGGTCAAGCGCGCGGCGGCGCCGAGTGATAGCGACTTCGCGGCCTACATGGGATCGAAGACCGAGTATGCCGTGACGTTCGCGCGGCTGGTGATGCGGAAGGCGCGCAACCTCGGGCTCTACGCCGATGAACGCGTGTTCCCGAAGCGGCGGGCCTCGTGACGCCCAACTATCAGATCGCCGCGTTGCTCCTGACGCTCTATGTGATCACCTGGATCGCGGAGAAGGTGGCGACAGTCCCGCCAGTGTGGCGCACGGATCCTGAGGCGGTGACGGAGCAGGCGGTACGACAGGTGGAGCAGCGGCAGACGATCGTGACGCAGATCGGGAGTCTGCAAGATCAAAGAAGTGTCACGCGTGTCCGCGTGCTCTGGCGGCTGGATCGATTGACGCGGTAAGTCGGCGGCGGGCTGGTGGGTTTGTAGGCATCCCCTCTTCTTACAACTGAATCGCTTATGTCGAATCCAGACTTGGATCGCAACGCGCTGCTCAAGAGCGCCCTCGTGCCGTCGGCGGTCTCCCGTCGTCAGCGCCGCGCCGCTGATGCGAAGGCCTTACAAGAGGCCTACGACGACGTGGACGCGCGAGACGGCGGAATCTGCTGGGCGACGGGACGCTTCACCGTCTCCGCGGCGGTGGACCCACGCGTGCGACGTGAACACCATCATTTGAAAGGGCGTCGCGTCAAGCCCGAGTGGGTGTGCCGATCTGAGCGAATTATCACGTTGTGTGCTGAGGCGCACGCGCTGGTCACGGCGGGCTGGATCGAGATCGAAGGCACGGACGCGCGGCGGCCGCTGTTCTTTCACTGGTCCGCGATTGCGACGTCGAAGCCGTTCGAGTTGCGGCCGCGGCATCGACGGGAGCACGAGTGAATAAGGCCGTCATGTTCGGGCGTGCCACCGACGAGTGGCGTACGCCGCGCGAGACGTTCGAGGCGCTCGATGCCGAGTTCGGTTTCGATCTCGACGTCGCCGCAACGGCCGAGAATTGCTGGGTAGAGAACTACCTCGGGCCGGATCGTGGGCGCCCAGATCGCACAGATGCGCTCGCGTGCGATTGGTCCCTCCTTGGGCCGGTGTGCTGGATGAACCCGCCGTACTCGCGCTGTCGAGAGTTCATCGCGAAGGCCGCGTGTGAGGCCCGCAGGGGCGCGACGGTCGTTGCCTTGGTCCCGAGCCGCACGGATACACGTTGGTACCACGCGCATGTCTGGGACGCCGAGAAGCACCAGCCACGGCCCGGGGTCGAAATCAGATTCATCAAGGGTCGCTTGAAGTTCGGCAACTCGGCCAACAGCGCGCCCTTTCCCTCGGTGGTGATCGTGTTTCGTCCGGTGACGCCATGACCGTTGACGACCTGATCGAGGAATTGCAGCGCCAGCCCAATCAGCGCGTGCCCGTGTGGTTCAAGGGCCGCACGCGAATCGGCTACGAGGACATCGGCTGATGCAAACCTGGCGGGTCATGGTCGGCGACGTGCGCGAGCAGTTGCGGCTGCTACCTGACGCCTCCGTTCAGTGCGTCGTGACGTCGCCGCCGTACTGGGGACTCAGGGACTACGGAGTAAGCGGTCAGATCGGGCTCGAGCACACGCCGTATGAGTACGTCGAGGCGCTGGTCGACGTGTTCACACACCTTTGGCGCGTGCTCGCGCCTGACGGCGTCCTCTGGCTGAACCTCGGCGACAGTTACGCGAACGACGAGAAGTGGGGCGGCTCGTCTAGCGGTAAGCACGTTCAGGCGCTCCACGGTGACACCGGGATCGGTCGGGGTCGCCGGGATACAGGACTCAAGCCGAAGGATCTCGTCGGTGTTCCGTGGCGCGTCGCCTTCGCGCTGCAGGCGGCCGGCTGGTGGCTACGGTCCGACGTGATCTGGTCGAAGCCTAACCCGATGCCGGAGTCGGTCACTGATCGGCCGACCAAATCCCACGAATACATCTTCATGCTCACAAAGAGCGAGCGGTACTTCTACGACGCTGAGGCGATCGCTGAACCGGCATCGTCAGCCATGCTGCAACAGATGGATCAGGGGTATGACGGGCTCGGTATTAAGGACTACGAATCAGCAGGCGTACAGAATCCGTCATCCGTGAAGGCGCGCATCATTGCTAACGCGCGCCGAAAGTCGGATTCGCTTGGTGTGAATGGCCGAAACGTTCAGGCGACAAATAGCGAGGCCAGTCGGCGCGACGAGATAGGCGCATTCAACAACAACCCGGCATTACGTGGCGCGGTTACGAGGAACGCTCGTTCCGTTTGGACGATCACCACTCAAGCCTACCCAGATGCCCATTTCGCGACGTTCCCCGAAGCGATACCAGAGCGGTGCATCAAGGCCGGCTCGAGAGTCGGCGATTTGGTGCTGGATCCGTTCTGCGGCAGCGGCACGACAGGCCAAGTGGCCTTGCGTCTCGGTCGGTGCTTTGTCGGTGTGGAATTAAACCCGCAATACGCGGAGCTCGCACGCAAGCGGATCGGCGGTGCGGCGCCGCTGTTTGCATCTGAGGCCGACGCAACAGTCACCGAGAAGGGGTACGGGCATGGAGTCTGACGAGCCTGACGAGAACACGACGACGCGCCCGCGCTCGCGCCATGCGGAGCGTCCTCTCGATCCGCCACGCTGGTGGTTCGAAGGCCCCTATGCCCAGCGCGAAGGTTTCACGGCACGCGCCCGGGCGTTGTTCGAGTCACGGCAGATGGAGGCCTTGTCGGGGATTCAGTATCAGAACGCGGCGAAGCACGGGACGATCTAATGCACAAAGACAAAGACGATCAGTCGCGCGGGGACGCGATGGGAGTAGAGACCCATAGCCCTACCGCAGTGAAAACGCTAGCCGGTAGCGCACACAGCCCGTTGCCGTGGCGCTTGGCCTTCGGAGAGTGGGCCGGTTCGACGTACTGCGGCGTTGTGGATGCCAACGGCGACACCGTTTGCGACAACGAGCAGTACTACCCAACTGCAGTCACCCGCGATGATTCCTCGTTCATCGTCGCGGTCTGTAACCACCACGACGAACTGGTCGCGGAATTGGAGCGCGTGATCGCATTGTTGCCGGGACCAATGTGGAACGAGGGCGGCGTGCTTGTTTGGTCGGTGCTTGACATCGATCGGATCCACCAGTTGCTCACCAAGGTGAAGGGCGGCCAGTGAGACGCAGCGCCAAGGTTGACGACAACCAGGGCGAGATCGATGCCGCGCTCAGGGCGATGGGCTGGCGCGTGTGGCCGACCCACCAACTGGGGAAGGGGTTCCCTGACCGCATCGCGATCAAGGCAGGGCGCGTGGTGTTCATCGAGGTAAAGGACGGCAAGAAGAAGCCGTCAGCGCGAAAGCTCACGCCCGCTGAGCGCGTGGCACACGACGAGTTCGCGGCGTTCGGGGTCCACGTGCATGTCATCGAGAAGGTCGAAGACCTCGCCGCGCTGGATCGCGAGGCGCGGTCAGTCTACGAGCGGGTTCCACCACGGGAGTTCTATCCGAGTTAAGGAGTTGATGAAATGGCAACACGACGGGCGGAGCGGCCGGTGGTGGTCACCACGGCCCATCGAGGTGTGTTCTTTGGATACGCCACAGAGACCGATGGTGAGCAGATCGCGTTGACAAGGGCGCGGCTCTGTATCTATTGGTCAGCAGACGTGAAGGGGTTCATGGGATTGGCGGCGTCTGGTCCGTCGAAGTCATGCAAGGTGGGGCCAGCCGCAGACATCACGCTGCGAAACATCACGGCGGTGCTTGAGGCGAGCCCCGAGGCCGTGAACGCTTGGGAGGGCGCGCCGTGGTCGAGGTGAAGGTCTTGCGCGGCAGCGTAGATGCCGCGCTCGGCGACGGCTCCGGCGACGGCTCCGGCGACGGCTCCGGCTACGGCTCCGGCTACGGCGACGGCTCCGGCTACGGCTCCGGCTCCGGCTACGGCTCCGGCTACGGCGACGGCGACGGCGACGGCTCCGGCTACGGCTACGGCTCCGGCTACGGCTACGGC